AAAACGTCCTCGTTCAAATTAACAACAATCTCATTTACGGGATCCCCGCCCGAAGTCCGATTGACAACTCGCATACCTTCAATCACAGCTTGTTTAATACCCTCTGTTATCTGATCGTTATTAGCTACAGCGGTTCTGTTGCCTATACGACCAATCATTTCGGCACCTTCTTCGTTGGCGATAAAGACTTCTCCTGTAGACGGGAAACCGCCCGAAGCATACTGAGAAATACTTCCGAGTTTACCTTCGACTTTGAGCCCGACATTAACGCCATTAACGATTTTTAGGTTTTTGAACGCATTGTTAACGTCCTTAACCGCTCTTTCAGCAACACCGCCTAAGCGGCCCATAGAATCACCAAAGTCGTTCATTGTTCCTGTAGTGTCTGTCAGCTTGCCCTCTAAGGAAAGTAACCCGCCTTCCAAATAACCAATGGTTTTTTTATTTTCCAAAAGACTATCGTTCACGGCTAGGGTTGCTTCTCGATTCTTATCAAGTGTTATCTTTGCATTGTTCAATTTTTCGTCGTAGAGCACAATGGCGTTGTATAAATCATTGGTTAAGTCATAATTTTTCTCGTCAGCATAATTATTCTTTTCGACCTGCTCACGATATCTACTGAGTAATCGAGAACGTTCTTCATAAACTTCGTTGTAAATTCTCTGAGCTTCTTCTTCATCTTCCTTCGCCTTCTGGAGTTCCTGCGAAAGCCTGATTTCGGCTTTATAAGCTTCGGTAATCAAGTCCTTGTAAGCAGCCGCTTTAGCCTGCCTCTCCATAGCGCCGATGACTTTCTCGATTTCGTCTTTGGTGAGAGATATCTCTCCGGTTGCCTCGTTAAATGCGTTTTTAAGCTCGGTCAAACCCATTTCGTTTAGTTCATCTATGTAAAGGGTCATTAATCTGAGGTTTTCGGGAGTTCTCTCAAGTTCCTGCAATTCAAAAACTCGATCGACCATATTTCTCATCGCGCTAAATTTAGCAGCGAGTTCTTCCTCGGTTTCTTTCACGGTTGTTTTGATATTTACAACAATCTCTTTGCTGAGTTCGATACGTTCCTCGGCGCGCTCTCTCAGCTCTCGCATCTTCTTCATAAAATCGGAATTTTGAAACGCTCTCTCCATATCGGCGGCAGCTCCCATCGACATAGAAACAACCGTGAAAATCAATCCGATACCAATACCTATGAGAAAAGCTCCCGCTCCAGAAATACCTAAAGCGCCCGCGGCTGCTTTCCCAAGAGCCGTCGATTTTACAAATTTGACGAAACTCAACCCCGTAAGAGTTGTAGCTATTGCGGCCTTCAATTTCGCTCCGAAGTCGGTTTCTCCACCCCGAGCAACGTCCGTGAATAGAATCGTAGCGACAACCGGTAAAAACAACGAAAGCGCGCCCGATTTCTCATTGCCCACAAGAGCGTCTATCATGTTCGCTGTAAAATTGCTTATCTTCCACGCCGCCATTGTTAGACCGATAAGCTTAACAACGTCGAGGATTCGTTCGAGATTATCTTTTATCCAATCGATCGTCGGACGCCATGCATCCAATATCTCATCTGCTCTTGATTTAACATTGGCTAAGAAATCATAATAGAGTTGCGAAAGATCGAGATCGAAACCTCCGGCTCCCGCTATTGCACCGGAAGCCCCTTCGCTGTTCTTTATAATATTGAGCTCGTCAAAGCTCGCCAATGTCTTTTTGAAAGCATTAGCGGATTCGTTAGCCCCATCTATGTCGTCCTTTATGGCTCCGAGACCAGAATAATCTATAACTGGTAACTCAAATCCCATTAAATTTGCAGCAACGTTTACGATTTCGGTAAGAGCTTTTACCACCGCTTGAAAGTACGGCAATATTTTCATCAATATAGGAATTAACAGATTACCTAACGCACGCGAAAGCTGAACTACTTCTTGTCTAAAAATTCGCATCGCATTAGCGGGAGTATGTATCTCACGGGCGAAGTTTCCGAGTATTCCTTGTTTCTTTGCCGTTTCCATCAGTTGATAAAATCTAAGCTGCGACTTTTCGTACTGAGTCATTGTCTCGACATTCTTCTCAATACCGATTCGTAGAGCTGTCATTTTAAGAGTAGCCTCTGATAAATCGAAACCCCACCTTCGCATCGGCCGAGGTTGCCCGGATATAGCACTCTCGAGCTTCCCCATCGCAACGTCGTAGTCGACGTTAAAAATGGTAGCCAAGTCATATCCCAATTGGGTCAAAGTCTTAGACATCATCGAGGCCTTATCGCTTGCAATACCAAAACCTGTCGCCATGTTTTGAAATACCGATTGGTACCGGATCCATTCGGAAGGATCAATACCGAAGGCGTCTCTTACCTCATAAGCGTAAGCCAGTGCCTCGTCCGCATTGCTTCCCATAGCAACTCTGAAAAGGTTGAGATTTTCAACATATTTGTTACTCTCGTCAACCCAATCGCCCATCGTTCGAGCGATTCGTCTGAACATTATCCACAAGGCCCCGAACCGAGCGAACGAAAGATTGATGCCTGTTCCGAGAAACCCGTAAGATCGACCTAAGCTATTATTAGACCTAGTGAGTTTCTCATTTTGCTTAATAAGTTTCTGTATTCTAGCCGGAAATGCGCTGAACCCTTGCGCGACTTTATTCATTTCATCAGCCAAAGGTCTAACCGCTATAGTAACTCTTTCGATTTGCTTTGCGAAAGCGTCAATATCTATGGTGGCCAATTCTTTAGTAACCTCTGGTAGCTTTTTCAAAGAATTTATAACTGAATTCAAATTTGACTTTTGAATAGTCTGCAAAGGCTCGAGAGCTTCGACAAGTTTACCCAACTTGTCGGAAGGATCCTCCAACTCTTTTAATGTACTGTTTAATTTATTTAACTGATTGATTACGACCCTAAGCCCTACTCCACCGCGAGTAGCAACTTTTAGCCGACTAAGTGAGTCCGTGAGTGCGTCTATCCCACTACGCGCTTCCGTGGAAGATCCGACTATTTCAATTTGTAAACCATCAATTGTCGTCACTTACACTCACGTCCTTTCTCTTGGGTAAATTTAGATTATTAGCCCATGTTTCGAAAATGGCTTTCGCTCGTTCCCTATTAGCTTTCTCTTGTTCTTCCTTTCGAGCGTTTGCTTCTTTCTTAGTAAGAGCATACGGTCTTTCAGAATAAGGGTTAGGTTTGGTTCCGGACTTTGCGAACGCGTGTAATACGGGAGCAACGTCACATAATGCCTCGTAAACATACATGCCTTGTAACCACAGCTCCTCGTTTTTACGATTACGCTTCATTTCGTAAGCCTTTCGATAGTATTTAACTAAGAGGCAATCATCGTTCCAATATTGATCGTAGGTCATTCCTATTGACAGATAAAAAGGAAACTGCTCATAAAATACTTCTGTATAAGAGGGGAGGGGAGAAGGTTCTACCAGTTCGCCCCCCATGTAACGTTTCCCTCGTCTTCCTCTGGATCATTCATTAATGATTCAATCGGTTCGTTATACATCTCAGCAAGTTTTCCTATTAATTCTTGCCGATTAGTCATTTTTTCGAAGATTCTGTCGATCACTTCTCTTTTAACGAACCTGTGATGTGCAAGGAAGGCCCCTGCGAACAAAGCGGGTAGAGTAGACATGGGTTTTTCTATAATATCGCTCGCAAGAAACCCTTGTCTTTCCATTGTCTCAATAGTCTTCCGCGTATACTCCAGTGTGAACTCTTTACCTTCGAATTCAAAGCAAATTTGCTTTGCCATTATATTTCACCTCATTAAACTGTTATTAGTTCGGGTTTTGTAGAAGGAGCAATCGTAATCACCATTTCCACAACGGCGTTTACGCCCGCGCCCGTCAAATGTACGGAGTGTTCACCTTGCCACTCGAAAATACCTTCCGATCCGTCCTCGCCAAATTCGAGGTTGTAAACCAACTGTTTATTAGCGTCAGCACTAACAGCTTCATAATCGGCCTTAGTATAATTACAAGTGAAGGCCATTTCTCCGGTGCGCAAAATCCCGTTTATGTAGGTTTCCATCTTATCGCTCAGAGTGGTTGTTTCGAGGAGTTCCGGAGCACCTCCCAAATCGGGAAATTCTTTAATGTCTACTTTTTTGGAAACAGAAGTGGAATCTTCTCCCCACTTTAACGTCACGCCGGACGTACTAATAGCGTCTCGATTCATGAATTTTACCTCCTATAAATAATTCCTGTAGCGGACACTACCGCCTCATATCTTCCCACTATTCGGTAAATGGCACTGTCCAGTAAGTTCGGGACAGGCTCTTTCATAGTTCTCGTAAATCCTAATTTTTGAAACTCCTCGTCGATAACAGCGAATATCGCTTTGCATTCGGATTTTTTACCGATTCTCTTATTTGAGTAGACAGCTACCTCATACATGAGCGAAGCATGATTTTCTAAACTCCCGCTATCCTGCGTTCGTTGATACGCACTGTTCCCACGCTCCACAACTATCACAGCGGGAAAGGTGGCGGGGCTTCCGACCGGTTCTCCGTAAATGCTGATAGAGTCGAATTCTTCTCTCAACTTGTTCGCAATTCTACCAAACACTTCGTTTTCAAAATCAATCACGGTCAAAAACCTCCTTTGCTATTTTCAAACAATCACGTTCTAACTCCATTACGGTGTTATACATGAAAGGACGACTTTCCCAACCCGCTGTCCAATGCCATTTCTGATCCCGGTTGTTGTAGTACACCCATC